GCTAGTGAAACAAATCAGCTAGCAGATGTTATAGGAGATCAACAACAACAACCTGTGCAGGCATTTGTAGTGGCTAGCGAGGTTACATCGGCTCAAGCATTAGAAAGAAACACTATTGAGGGTGCTACAATAGGATAAACACAAAATTAAACTTTAAAATCGTTATATAATTATGAAAATAATCGAACTTATTTTAGACGAAGAGCAAGAAGAAAGCGGAATTGATGCAATATCAATTGTAGAAAATCCAGCCATTGAATCTGATTTTGTTGCTTTAAATTCACAAGAAATTAAATTAGCAGAAGTAGATAAAGACAAAAAAATATTATTAGGTGCTTTATTGATACCTAATAAACCTATATATAGAAATGGTGCTGAAGGAGATTATTATATTTTCTTTTCACGTGATACTATTATGAAAGCATCACAGATGTATTTGAAAAATGGTTATCAAAATAATTCAACGTTAGAACATAAAGAAGCATTGAATGGTTTAACACTTGTTGAAAGTTGGTTAGTTGAAGATGAAGTACACGACAAGTCAAGAAAATATGGTTTAAATGTACCAATAGGTACTTGGATGGGTGCTGTAAAAGTAAATAACGAAGAAATATGGCAGGAATATGTTAAAACAGATAAAGTTAAAGGTTTTAGTATTGAAGGTTATTTTGCTGATAAAATGGAAAGACCTAAAGAATCAATTAAAGAAGATATGTCAGGAGATGATAAAATACTTGAAGAAATAAAGAATATATTAATATCTGACTAATGAAAAAGAGAATAAACCAAAAGTCATATATACCAAGCCGAACAAGTCCAAGGGGAGATTCGAGAGCGTGCCTATGTTGGGGCACGAATACATATTCGATAAGCTGTTGTGATGGCTCAATACACGCACAGGGGATAGGAGTTATAACTCGTATATCTTAAAAACGCAAAATTTAAATTAATAATCGTTATATAAATAATATGAAATCAACTGAAATGTTAAATCAAATTAAAACACTTTTGAATATCGAGGTAAAGCTTGAGGAGATGAAGTTAGAAAATGGTACTATAATAAGTGCCGAGTCCTTAGAAAAAGGAAAAGAAGTCTTTATTGTTACGGACGACGAGAAAGTAGCAATGCCTGTAGGCGAATATATTCTTGAAGATTCAAGATTATTAGTCGTTGAAGAAGAAGGCATAATATCAGACGTTAGAAAGGTTAGTGATGATGTTCCTGAAAAAGAAGAAGCAGGGGAAGAAATTACAGAAGATTTAAACGAAGATGAATATAAAGAAGACGAAGAAAAAGAAATGGCAGATGTAGGCGATTGGAAAGGGATGGAAAAAAGAATTCAAAACCTTGAAGATGCAATTGCTGATCTTAAAAAAGACAAAGTTGAATCATCAGAGGTTAAAGAAGATTTATCAGAAGAAACAACTGAGGAAATAAAAGAAGAGTTAAAAGAAGAATTATCGGAAGCGGCTGTAAAGCCAATTAAACATAATCCTGAAGCTGAAACTTTAAAGAAAAATAGAGTTGAATTTGCTAAGGGTAGATTTAACACGACATTAGATAGAGTATTAAATAAATTAAATAAATAAAAAAAATGAATAACTTAAACAATGTAAAATTAGCAACTGCTGTTAATATAACTTCCACTTATTCTGGCCAATTCGCAGGAGAATATATCGCGGCGGCGTTGCTCAGTGCTTCGACAATCAATGACGGAGGATTAACTGTAAAAGCAAATATTGCTTACAAAGAAATTATTAAAAAATTAGCTACAGGGGATTTAGTTTCACCAGCTTCTTGTGACTTCACACCTAATTCATCTGTAACACTTACAGAAAGAATCATTCAACCAGTTGAACTACAGGTAAATTTACAATTATGTAAATATGATTTTGTAAACGATTGGGAATCTCAACAAATGGGATTTGGTCTTGGGCAACAATTACCTCCAAAATTTAGTGACTTTATGATTGCTCATGTAGCGGCAGAAGTTGCACAAAATACTGAAATATGTATTTGGAAAGGTGATACAGCCGGAGCAGCAGGAGTTAATTCTTTTGATGGATTTGAAAAACTAATTGCAGCTTCAGCAGCAGCAGGGGATATTCCTGCAGGCCAGCAAGTAGGAGCAGTAGCTGGCGGATTAAATGCTGGAAACATTATTGCAGAATTATCTAAAGTAGTTGATGCAATTCCAGGAGCATTATATGGTAAAGAAGATTTATTTATATATATTGGTTCAGCAGCAGCTAAATATTATGTACAAGCTTTAGGAGGATTTGCAGCGGCTGGTCTTGGAGCAAATGGTGTAAACAACCAAGGGACACAGTGGTGGAACAACGGTTCACTTACAGTGAATGGCGTTAAAATATTTGTATGTCCAGGAATGTCACCAGATAAAATGTATGCAGCTCAAAGAAGTAATTTATACTTTGGGACAGGTTTATTAAACGACTCTAACGTTGTTAAAGTTTTAGATATGGCTGACCTTGATGCATCAAACAATGTTCGTATGGTTATGAGATTTACAAGTGCAGTACAATTCGGAATTGCATCAGATCTTGTTGAATACGCTTAATAATTAACTAACTAAATAGGGATAAGTAGAATTGTCTGTTTATCCCTTTTTAATAATAAAATAAAAATAACTTATGCCTTGTTTACTTACAACTGGAAGAAAAGTACCGTGTAAATCGGCCTTTGGAGGAATAAAAAAAGTTTTATTTGCTGATTATGGAACTATCGCTAGTGTAGCTGTAGATTCAACAACTAAAGAAGCAACTATTACAAATGGTTCTCCGGCACCGACATGGTTCGAATATGATGTAAAAGGAAATTCAAGTCTTGAAACTACTGTAACAAGTAGCAGAGAGAATGGAACAACGTTTTACACTCAAACATTAAATTTAACATTAACTTACTTAGATGCTAAAACGCAAGCTGAACTTCAGATTCTTGCTGTAGCTCGTCCTTATGTAGTCGTAGTTGATTATTACGGGAACAATTTCTTATGTGGATTTGAAAATGGAATGGATTGCACGGGTGGTACAGTTGTTACTGGTGCTGCTGCAGGCGATTTATCTGGATTTACATTAACATTTGAAGGAATGGAAGAAACTGCACCTTATTTCTTAGATGCGGCTGTAACACCATCAACTGAACAAATACCAGTAAATTAATATTTAGTTTTTAATAATAAATTAAGCATCCTTAGCGGGGTGCTTTTTTTTTGCTTGATTGATTGTGCAAATTAGTCAAATAAATACGTTATATAAGTAATGATAATATTAACTACTTCGTCAGCTTCGCAACTTTTATCTGTTATTCCAAGAGAATATTCAGACGCTTTTAGTATGGCAATACGCGATGACAGTACAAATGTTGTAAAATATTATGATGTAACTAACGCAACGCAATCAGGTAATTATTTAAATTTTAATATTACTTTTAGTCCTATATTAGTTGAAAATCATTTTTATGATTTAAGATTATATATTGATTATAATTTTTGGAATACAAATTATAGTTTGTGGAATTTATATGACCAAATATGGAATTTAGATTCTGAACAAAAAGAAGATATATTTAACGATAGAATATTTTGCACAGATCAAGATGTTGATCAATTAAATAAAAACGATCATTATGAATTAAATAAAGGTCAATACACGACTTATGATGATTATGATAATACATATTTAGTAATATGAAAAATAGAAAAAGAAATACATTGGGGCAATTTGTTAAAAATTCAAAAGTTTCAGAATTTGGATTTGTAAATTTAAGCACATATACAAGCCCTGAAATTAAAGAAGTAAATGGTAAGGACTGGATTGAATATGGGGCAGATAACAATTACTTTCAGTATCTAATTGACAGATATAATGGAAGCCCAACAAATAACGCTGCCGTCAACGGTATAAGCCAAGCTATTTATGGTAAAGGACTTAATGCAACAAATGGCAACAAAAAGCCTAATGAATATGCCCAAATGATTTCTTTATTTAAAAAAGATGTTGTTCGAAAATTATGTTATGATTTAAAATTAATGGGTCAATGTGCAATTCAAATTATATATTCAAAAGATCGCAAAAGCATTGCTCAACTTGAACACATGCCGATTGAAACTTTGAGAGCCGAAAAATGTAATGATGACGGTGAAATTCCCGCATATTATTATTTTAAAGATTGGCCAAACATTAAAAGAAGTGATAATCCTTTAAGGATTCCGGCTTTTGGAATGTCAAATGAAAGTATTGAAATATATTATATAAAACCTTATAAATCAGGATTTTATTATTATTCACCTGTGGATTATCAAGGTGGGTTGCAATACGCAGAG